ATCATCGAGTGTTATGGGATCCGGAGACAAACTTCGGCGCCAAAGTAGTTCCTAATAAAAAGAAAATTATTCCAAGAAAAACTAAGAATAAAAATATAAATAGTATAGAGGATTAAAAATGGCAGACTTACTAGATTTTGATTTTGGATTTACAGCTGTAGACGAAAATGAATTAGAGGCAGTACAAAAAGTTGCTACTGAGGCTTCTAGTGCATCAGCATCGGCCGCAGAGACAGAAGAAAAATTAAATAATCTGTATAATGCCATATTACCTTTATTATCAAACTTAAAGAAAAATCCAGAAAAGGAATATATACTTTGGCCTAATAGAGTAGAAAAGATTGAGCAGTTTGAAGATCTAATTACAGGAATTATTAAATGACAATACTTACAAGTGGAACATTAGGACTACAGGATGCGGGTACTAACCCTTCTTCATTTGTTCTTGTTGATACTGGTTTCGGTAATTTTTCTATGGGCGCTGATACATCTTTTGGATTACATAGACCTTATCAATCATATTTTGACGGAGAAGTGAACGCGTATGATTATTTGAATGATCAAGTTGTAGACGGAACTGCTTATGTATATAAAAAATCCAGTTCTTCAATATATCACGACTCCAACCATCTAATTGGATTTTTTACCTATTCTGGATATGATAGTTACTTGGGAAAAGGTTTAATATCACATATGAATAGCCAGTACGCAGCTGGCCAGTCTTATGTAAGTACTCGTTTAGGCCTTAATGCATCAAGTTCATCAACACTTGGAAGTACAACTATTCATACATATGCAGACGTAAATGGAGTTTCAAGAACTATAAACAGTATTGGAGCAATACAAAATACTCATGGTGATAGTGGTACAGGTTCTTCACAAAATGAAGGAAACATGTTTTGGCTATCTATGGATGGTAATGTTCCTAATGATAACGATACGTTTTTTCAAATAACCGTCTACGATAGTTCTGGTAACGGAATGATTAATACAAGAAGTGGAGCTGAATATATCTATGACGGCACACATTCAACTTGGACATGGTATAATATTGCCGATTCAAGTATATCATTTGTAAATTGGGCAAATGCTAGTAGATTATATATGATTAGGTCTGGCAATACTACATTTAATAATGGAATTGCAGAAGAAATGGGTGGTGCTGATAGTTCGAATGTTACTGCATCAGACTATTATAAAGGTGGAACATATCATAATACCCCAGGTATACCTACAAGTGGTAATGCTCTAGCATTCTCAGACTTTTATGGTAAGGCATTTGTAGCAAATATGTTACACAGTACTACCTGGGTGGCAGGTTATGCAAATGTTTATGGGTATGTCAATTCTGGTTATAACCAGAGCCCATTTGGAAGTATGACTGATAACACTTTTAACTTATCCGATGGTAAGGCTGTTAAAATTATAACTCTACAAAATTTAAATCAGTCGACTTTGTACTTCATAATACAGCCACAATCAGGATCCATGACATTTACTAATGGTGGGTGGTCACAAATAAAGGTATGGCGTAACCAAAGTAATAATTCTGGAACTCCGACTCTTACATTAAATAGAACTGATATGACTTACAGTGCACCTAATAATGGTACAACCAGTGCACAAGCCAATTGGTATATTCAAGGGTCTTATGCTATAGGTACATATTTTGGTACAGCTCAGACTAATTGCTTTTTGGAGATTCATTAATGGAATACCAATATATAAATAGAGATCCTAAACTGACTCACTCTGATGATATGAATATTTATGTACCACGTCATCCTATAATTAAGCTTGTAATTGGTGATAATAGCGTTGAAAGACCAATGATTTATACTGAAAATGCATTAGATGATATAAAGAGTCGAAAAGCTGTACTTTCAGATTATGAACTGATAATAGGTCAAGGTAAGGTATTTGATGAATATAGAAATTCAAATACTGATAAAGCTTACAGAGACGATGTTTATATGGCAGACATAATATGTAGACAAGACTATAGTATTACTACTTCCGAAGGTTCAGCAATAGTAGATAAATTGGAAGCTGATTGGACAGATTTTATACCTGATTATAAAAATAGAGATGATAATGTAGTATCAGAGTTTACTCCATTAAGGCCTCCATACGTTAATGATAGTATTTCATATTATGATATGAATTTTCCTAGTGATGACCTTAAGACAAAATATGGACTTACATATACCGATTATCTGCCATGGTATGGATTAAAATTCGATAAAATTACATCAACCGTAGCAATAAAAGTAGTAATAAGTTTACCAGAAATGCAAAGAGCTCATTCTGATATTGCAAGTCGTATGGAAGAATTAATTCCAATTTATGGTAATCATTTCTATGCAGTTATATATAATTCAAGTAAAGAAATGAACGATAATATTGATGTATACTTTCATGCAAGTTATAATGTAGTAGAAAAATGGATAGAAGGCACAGACCTTACAATACCATATACAGATGATAATTTAACACCAAAGCTTTGGTTATGGGGCGCAGTATATAATACTGAGCAAGATAAGATTACCCATCTTAAAGCTTATATAAGAAATTACATAGAGGAATAATATTATGTTTTTTAGAAAAGAAGATAAAGAAATTGATGTGGATCAATTAAGAGAACAATTAATTATAGACGAGGGACAAGTAAATGAAATTTATCATGATCACCTTGGCTATGCTACATTTGGCATTGGACACTTGGTATTGGAAGGAGACCCAGAATATGGGTTGGCGGTGGGTACTAGTGTCTCAGAGGATAGAGTTATATCATGCTTCGCCAAGGATGTAGAAACAGTCATAAGTGATTGCAAAAAATTACATGATGGTTGGGACGGTTACCCACAAGAGGTAAAACAAATCGTTGCAAATATGATGTTTAATATGGGACTTACGCGCTTAAGTAAATTTAAAAAGCACAACGCAGCGCTGCAATGTGGTGATTGGACGGAGGCGGCTGTAGAAGGTCGTGATTCAAGATGGTACAAACAAGTGACAAACAGAGCAGAGCGACTTATGTTGAGGCTCGAGGCGATTTGAGATTTTATCACACAGATGAACCTCAAACAGAGAAAGGATGGTACTGGTGTTCTGATAAACGAGCGTTTTTCAGATACTCGGACTGGAATATAACCAAAGAAGAAGTGGAGAAAAGATATGGCTAGTACATTACTACTACAAGGATCAGAAACCGATTTAACTGCAGCTACTAATGTTGGTTTTGCTAGATGTGTTAGGATTTATAATTCTGGCGCAGCTGCACAAGTTACATTAAAAAGTGGTTCTACTGTTAAAGGTACTGTAACCTTAAAACAATACGAGTGTGTTAACCTTCAGAAAGACCCAGCAGAAACACTAGAAGGTGGTGCTGCATTTAAGGCTGTTTCTGTAGGCTTTACAAACTAAAAATCAATCGGGGTGTTCAGCCCCGGTTAAATCCCAAGCCAGACTTTCATTCCTTATAAATAATAGTATGAATGAAGTTTTTACTATTATTGGAGAATTAGGAGCACCTATAGCAGGCTCACTTGTAATGGGGTTCTTTATATTTCTAGTAATAAAACAAATACTTCAAGGTATTATAGACCAGATTAAAACCCTTACGATATTTTGTGAGAGTTTAGAAAATAGAGCAAGAACAATGAGTAATGAAATGGTCAAAATTGACTTACTTGTAAGTAGTGCTTTAGAATTAAGACCAGACATTGACCGCGTTGCTCGTGCAGAAAACTTTGTAGAGGACGGAAAATTGGATGTCAGAAGAGACTAGAATAAATGGTAAAGTTTGGAAAAAGATACAGGCAGGACAAGATTGGAGTGATTCAGATACTTGGAAAGGGTTAGCCATAGTGATTATTTTTTGTGGAATATTTGGATTATGTCACTATATGGGATGGCTTGATAGTCCATATTATAATTGGAAATAAATAATGGAAATAGAATTTAGTGTAGTTGATGCGATATCACAATATGGGTTTCCTATTGTCATGATGGTTGGCCTAGGTTATTTTATATATTATGTTTGGTGGTTTATTGGCGAGAAGATAGAGCCAGAATTAGAGAAAATGCACATTGCACTTATAAGAGTTATTGATCAAACCAGAATGCTAGATCAAGATTTGATAAGGTTACAACAAAAAGTCAATGTAGTTTTGGAATATAAAGAAAATGAAAAGAAGAAGATTAAACGAAAAACTTGAATTAAGTGCACTAATAGGTTTATTTGTCATATCAATTTTGGCAATGTCTCCTGTTAATGCAGATGAAATAAAATTTGGATTTAAAAATCCATCTTTCTCTGGTGTAGGAACAGGAGCTCATTATTTAACAATTGAGAACCAAGAACATTCCAGAAAGAAAGCAATTGAAGATGCTCTTGAATCAGCAAGAAAGGCTGCAGAAAGAGAAGCAGATAATACAACTCTAGCTAAATTTATTAGGAACCTAGAGAGTAGAATATATGCTCAGATGGCTAAACAGTTAGTCGAATCTATGTTTTCAAATGATAACGCAGTAAGATTCGGATCATTTACATTAGAAGGATCAATAGTAACCTACGAGGTTATAACTAATGCTGATGGAACTGAGTTTATTAGGATGACTATAACAGATGAAAATGGTACGGAAACTGTAATAGAAATACCTATAGGTTCTGGTAACTTTGGACAAGATCCAGACGGCGGCTAATTAAATGAAATATTTTATAATATTAGGTTTATTGATATTATCGGGGTGTGCATCGTTCCCACAATGGAGTCCTGATGCAAAAGATTGTAATGATCTTGCCGGTAAATATGACCAAGGGTTCAATAGACATTTACAGATGGGTATACAAAAGGCATTGGCCCGAAAATATATCTGTGTGGATGAACCAACTGCAGTTAGGTTACCTGCGTATGTGGACTTACTTAATCTTCCACCTGCAAAGAATCAACCAGTAGTTGCTGTATATGGGTTTACAGATAAAACTGGTCAAAGAAAATCTGTAGATAATATTGCATCTTTCTCTACAGCAGTTACCCAAGGTGGTACAGAACTGTTAATAGATGCTCTAAAAACAGCCGGTGGCGGTACATGGTTTAGAGTAGTAGAAAGACAAGGAATTGATAATCTAGTTCGGGAAAGACAGATAGTAAGGTCAACCCGAATAGATGTAGCCGAGGCCGAAGGGTCTGAGGCTAAAGGAGTTGGACCTCTCTTATTCGCCGGAATGATTATAGAGGGAGGAATTATTGGTTATGATACTAATACCGAAACTGGTGGCCGGGGCGCACGAACACTAGGTGTAGGATTCAGTAAAATGTATCGTAAAGATGTCGTTACGGTTTCTGTGAGAGCAGTTTCAGTATTGACAGGTGAAGTTTTATTAAACGTCCAAGCTAAGAAATCGGTCTTATCTTACGGCGGTGGGGGTGACGTGTTCAGATTTATTGAACAAGGAACTCAGCTAGTCGAGTATGAGGACGGCGTGGGTAATAATGAGAGTGTGACATACGCAGTACGTGCAGCCATTGAGGCCGCTGTACTGGAATTAATATACCAGGGTCATGACCGTAACTTCTGGGATTTAACCGAGGGCCATCGCCATCCACATCTAACTGGTGGGGTAAACGAAAGGCACTCAATAAAGGAAAACGAAAATGAATAAAAAACTAATTAGTTTAAGCTTACTAGCTTTATTGTCGACAAGTTCAGTTTTCGCACAAGCCACTGATGATAATGAGATATGGATAGAACAGAGTGGAGATACTTTATCCATCTATATTGACCAAGTAGGTTATGGTAACAAGATTGGTGCCGATAACTTTGCTAATGGTGGGTCTGATATGGTTATAACTGGAACAAGTTTAACCTTTGATCTGGATATGATTGGTAATCAAAACAAAATCTTTGGGCCATTGGCACTCGATAGTTCAAGTTTAACATTTAATTTGACTGGTGATTCAAACCAAGTTGATTGGAATGTTGGTGACTCAGGATCTAGTGATGATTCCAATTATAATTTTGCAGTCACAGGTGATTTAAACACCTTTGATATAGACCAAGGTTATAGTTTTAGTGCTGAAAGATTGGACGCTGATTTAGTATTATTAGGTGATTCAAACGTATTTGATTTAGATTTTGAATCAGATGACGTTACATGGAATTGGGATATTACCGGTTCTTCTAATGATATTAATACATTACAGAAAGACGGATCACAATCCATGACAGTAGAATTTGATGGAGATAGTGCCAATATTGATATAAGTCAAATTTCTGGTAGTTGTGCACAAGGTGCATCAAATGCATGTGCTACACCAAATGCTATTATTAATATGGATATTACGTCAGATAATGCTACTATTCAAATTGTGCAGAAAGACGCAGCTAACGACAGCTAGTCTTTTACTTTTACTCATTAGTGGGGTTGCTCAAGCAAGTGACCCCATAGGTGATATAGTAGAAAGTACTGGCGTAGGCCAAATAGTAAGAAATAACGAAGAAATAGTTGTATCGGGTGCACAAATTCCCGTACAATTAAACGATAATGCCATGACTGGCCAAGGAAGAATCCTAATTGAATTCCTTGATAAAGCCCAACTGGCTCTTAAAGAACACACCGAAGTATTAATAGACGAGGTGTATTACGACCCAAATCCTTCTCTTTCAAAAATGACCATGAAATTTACCATGGGTACTGCTAGATTTGCATCCGGAAGTTTAGGTCTAATTAATAAAGCCAATATAGATATATCCACACCAACTGCATCTATTGCTGTACGAGGCACGGATTTTACTACAACTGTTGATGAATTAGGTAGGTCTCTTATAATATTACTACCCGATTCAAATGGTGACCCATCTGGAGAAATTGAGGTTACTAACGAAGGTGGTACAATTACCTTGAATCAGGCATATGCAGCAACTATGGTTTCATCATTGGATTCAAGGCCAACACAATCCGTTACTCTTACGGGTATTACTCCATCTCAAATTGATAATATGTTTATTGTGGCTCCACCACCAGAAGTAACAGAAAGAATACAGGAAGAAATGGCTGATGATGCAAATGAGGATCAAGGTATTTTAGATGTTGACTTCTTAGAATTTACAGAATTGGAAGAAGATGAATTAGCAGAAGACGAACTGGATGAATTCAACGAACTCGATATTGATGAGTTAAACGTAGAATATTTAGTTGATGTTTTGGATATATTAGATTCATCAGACTTATTTGATACATTAGGTGAATTTGATATCAAAGGTGCAACTCGTGGTTTAAACGAAGAATCACAATTTAATGTTTTCCTAAGAGACGGAAATCTGGTACTATATAGAAATGTGGGAGGAACAATAAACCTCACATTTGCGGCAGGTAATAACTTTACATTAGAAGCCATAACTCCTACATGGGACGGTATTATAACTGGTAATGATGGAGAAGAGGTTTTTATTTTTATTAATCAGGTAAATTAAATATGAAAATAACAGGAACACATTTAGGAATATTTTTAATACTTGTATTTTTTACAGTACAAGTCTTTGCTGATGATAATATAATATCATTAGAACAGTCTGGAGATAATTTAAATTTACAAATCGTTCAAATAGGTCATAATAATAAAATTAGAATGTTAGATGATCAAAGTTATATTAACAATTCTCCTAATTTGTCAATGCATTTAGAACAACATAATTCACGTACTGGTAATTTGAACGAAATGGTATTTGATGAAATGAGTGGTTCGGGCAATTCAATCAGAATTGGCCAAGGAGTATCTCTTGATGATGCATCAGATACTACATTTTATTATGATGGTTGGGAAACTGGCGGCCATTATTTTGAAATAGACTTATATGGTAACAATAATAATATTTCTGGTTATCAAATTAATAATACCAATACCGATTCTGGGCATACAGCCAATATTCACATTGCTGGAAGTAGTAATGATTTATGGTATGTACAAAAACAGGACGGAGGTAAAACATTTAACCTAGATGTATATAATAGTGATAACGATATATCAATAATACAGAGAGGTAATAACGATACCCATACAGCTAACATAGAACTTGATGGTAATTTCGGTACAGATTTTTATTTACTACAAGATGGATTAAATCCTAATGGTGGTAGAACATATACAATAGAACAGTTCTGTAATAACCCAGCTGGGTGTTCAGTATCAGTTACACAAAACGATTAATGATAGAATTAACTGACAATGCAATAACCCATATTATGAATAATATTCGTAAGGATGGAGAAATGATACGAGTTGGTTTAAAACCATCCGGTTGTGCAGGATTTGAATATATCATAGATTGGGAAAACACTTCTGGTGAACAAGATACCATATATGATTTCGGTAAATTTAAAATAGTAATAGACAGTAATTCTGCTCCATATATAAATGGTTCTACTTTGGACATTGTTACAGAAGGAATCAATTCTACTATTAAATTAATCAACCCAAAAGAAATTAATGCCTGCGGTTGTGGAGCAAGTGTACAATTTTGAAATATTTAACTACAATATGGACTACTCTCGCTATAATTGCACTAGGAGTTTTTATTCGTGTAACAGATCCAGTTTTATTAGAACAAACCCGTCTTAATACATTCGACCAATATATAAAATCCTTACCAGAACAACAATCAGAACAAATTGTTCTATTAAATATTAGTGAAGAATCCCTAGGTCTATTCGGGCAATATCCATTTCCTAGACAACAGTACGCACAGTTAATATCCGATTTAAGAAATGCTAATGCTGGATTAATAGGTTTTACTATTATGTTT